CGATTAAAGATTGTCCTTTTTCCCTGCGAACACACAGATCAGCAAGAGCGTAAAGAGTATTGTACTCAAAATGAGGCGCATCGTAAATAGACTTAAAGTTCCCACCCCACCGCAACTTGTGTTTTGCTGCGAGTGTTGAAGCGTGCTTGTGCATCATGTCTGCAATTTTCTTGTCAGCAGGAGTGCTGTCATCCATGTACACCTTACCTTTAAACACGCCGCAATCGATAGCTAACCCAAAGTTGTGCATGCTTGAGCCAGGCTTGGCATTGGTGACTTTTGGCCCAGGTGCAGTGCGCCCCTTGGCGTATAGCGCCTCCTGTTGCTCCCAAGAACGAGTGCCACAGATAATCTTGTAGTCTAACCCTTCCTTGGCTACCAGCTCCTTGGCCTCAATCAAAAAGTCAGCAAAAGCATCTCGTACTTCAGGAAGTAGCGAGTCCAAGTGTTTAGCTGACCGTTCGTCAATCATCGCTTTTCGCTGCGAATCACGTCGATGGTTCCAAGGATTGTCAATGCTGCTGCGCCTACAGCGTCAACGTGGCCAGTCTTCACTCCAAATCCGGCCAGAACCCACTTAAGAAGCCCGAGCCAAGTCGATGGTTGTTTGAGGTAGTCTTTCATAATTCAGTCGTGTAGTTGAGCAATTCGCTCCCAAAGTTTAAGCCGATCATTTTCGCATTCAGAAATCTTAACTTCCAGCTTATTAAGTTTACTGTGAAGGTAATAAAGTGCAAGTGCTAGTAGGGATACTGTAAGACCTTGCTCCAGAATGTGGGTAAGAACCTTGGCAATAAACTCGTCCATGTTACTTCTTTTTAGCTGTTTTGGCCGATTGTTTAAACGCTTTTGCCGTTGGGGCACCCTTAGTTCCCGGCTTACGCATCTTCTCCTTGCTGCCAGCAGCGATACGCTCGCGTTTGGCGTGGATGTTTGAGTAGAGTCCCTTCTTCATAGATTAGCACTTCCAGCGTTTAAGACTTGCCTTGGCTCGTTCTGCCGGGCCTTTGGCGTTACGCACTACGCCTGCCATTCTAGCGCAGAAGCTCTTCTTGCGTCCAGCGTCAGCCTTTGTCTTTGGATTAGGTGCAGGAGCCTTTAGATTGCTGCCTGTGGCCCTGTTGTACTTGGCTCGACCCTTGGCTGTAAGTCCTGCGCCTTTAGAAACAGGCAACTTCTCGCCTCGCCCAACGGATAGGGAAGTGGATTTCTTTGGCATGTTAAAAGTAGGTTGTAACCACTACAATACCGCCTGCACCATTGCCTCCATTTCCTCCATTGCCACTTCCTTGAGTTGCACCGCCTCCACCGCCTCCTGTGCCATATCCAGATCCATTAGCTCCATTTCCACCACTTCCAGAAGCAAATATAGATGCTCCACCACCTCCGCCTCCTCCTCCATTCATAATAAGACTTGCAGGAGAACGAGTTGATGCAGGAGTTGCGTTGCCTCCGTTTGCTACAGAACTGCCACCAGCACCCGCAGAAAACACATTGATAAATGGATTTGTTGCTCCATTACCTCCATTAAATGCCTGAGTAGTAGAACATCCGCCTCCAGCTCCTCCTCCTGTAGGCGCGTTTGCTGAAGCATTTCCAGCTCCTCCTGTTCCTGTAATATTTGCAGCACCACCAGAGTTTGAGTTTGGTGCGCCTCCAGATCCAGTTGCCGGAGCTGTTGTCCCACCAGCGCCACCAGCAGTTTGTCCACTTTGTGCGCGAGCAAGGAATGCAGATGGAGAGCTTGATGGAGCAAACGAAGATGGTTGCCCAATAGTTGCTACTGCACCGCCAAATATCCCTCCTGTTCCTCCAGTCCCAACAGTGACTGTGTAATTAGATTCTGTAAGATCATTTGCTGCAAGAAGCGTCATTGAGTATCCACCTGCGCCTCCACCCCCACCGCCATATACAGCAGTTCCAGATGCGGCCTTTCCTCCTGCCCCACCTCCACCTCCGCCGGACACAAGCTCAATCACTACTTGTTTTGCATTGCCTGGCTTTGTCCACGTTGCAGTTCCCGGCGTGCTAAACATCTGAATGTCTGGAGATGGAGGAATTGCTACATTACTTGCAGCAGTCAACCTTCCGTAAGCGTCTACCGTGAAAGCAGCAATCTGCGCAGAAGATCCATAAGACAACGCAGACACGCCAGTCGTAGTAAGCGACAAGATTCTGTCTGTTGTAAGAGCGCCTCCACCAGTCAACCCATTTTCTGTTGATATAGTAATGGCAGTCGAAACCGCGCCAATGGAAGCCGGGGTAATTGCAGCAATCTGTGCCGAAGCTAAAGATTGAACTTGTGCGCTGTTGGTAAATCCAGAAATCTGATCAGTTGTTGCAAACGCAGACAATTGCGAGGTAAATGCTATACCTTGAATGTCCGTGGTAGTTGCGTAACCAGAAAGCTGTGCGCTAGAAAATGCTCCAGCAGCACTTGTTTGAATGGAGCCGTCACCAAACTTAATACCGCCGGAATCTACAGCAAGGGCAGTCACTGCATCTGGAGTTGCTCCAATCCCCACTCGGCCAGAAGCAGAAATAACAAATGCAGTTGCGTCTGGGCTAGTGTCATCTTCAACGCGAAACGCCTCACCTGCGCCAGTCTGTAAGATTGAAACAGCGGCAGAAGTAGAAGCAGCCGTAAACGTAGCAGCGCGACCTGTGCCGTTATTGCTAACTGTAAGCGCGTTTACTGCTCCACCCACGCCAATGGTTTGCGTCTGGTTAAAAGTGTTTGCTTGATTTAGCCCAGCAACTCCAACATTCACTCCAGTGCTTGGAGAAAATGTAAGTTTGCTCTGATTACTAACCCACACATCCCCAGCCACAATAGTTGATGGAGAAGCCGCGCCAATAAATCCTCCAATGTTGGCTTTAGCCTGAGCCGTGGTTGCCGCCATGATAAGGCGACCGTCCATCGTAGACCCAGCCTTCAGCACATAAGCAGACAACTGGGCCGTGTCTAAAGCTGGCACTTGAGCTGAAGTGATCCCGCCCAATGCAGCAAGTGCGCTAGGTGCGTCTGTGGCTCCAGTTCCACCATTGCCAATTCCGATGATTGCACTTGTAGCAAAAGCTCCAATGCTTGCTGGCGTGATAGCCGCAACCTGAGCGGAGGCAATTGCGCTTACTTGTGCCGTGTTGGTAAACCCGCTAATTTGTTCAGTTGTGGCAAACCCAGACAACTGTGAAGTAAACGCAATGCCTACAATCTGCTGAGTAGTGGCAAATCCAGATGCCGCATCGGTTGAAAGCGCACCAATAGTGGCAGGCGTAATGGCTGCAATCTGATCTGACGTCAGTGCTTGAACCTGTGCGCTGTTAAGGCCACCAATCTGGTCGGTGGTAGCAAGCCCAGCAATCACCAACGACTTGGAGGCTGTTTTGGTTATCCCTCCTTGATTGAGGACAAAGATGTCAGCGGTGCCAACTGCGGTTGCTGATGGAAGTGCAGAGATTTTTACGTCAGGCATACGATTAACTAATTAAAACCCAAGAAAAAGAAGACTCATCCCAATTGTACCTATTGCCGTCAGACGGATATGCCACAGGAGCTTCCCAGATGCAAGTCTCTTCATTTAAAACCCATGAAGGAAATGGTTGTTGAGCGTAAAAAGCATCGCGCACCTCATCGTACACAAAGCCAATCCCAGCGTAGTTCTTCCGCAACGGACGCCCTTCTGGATGTTGTCCAGCGTGCGTGTTGTAGCTTGTTTGAACCCATGTTCCAGGCAAAACGCCAGAGTCAATAAAGTCCTGTTCAGCAACAATTACTCGTTGAACGATTCCGTCTTTAATTTCAGCAAAGTGAGCCATTTTAATTAATTACAAATGTTCCTGAAGTTGTAAATGTGTGGTAAACAAAACCGCCGCTTTGAGTAATTGTTCCGCCTCTAGCTAAAATTGTAGGACTAGTGTATCGAATAATTACAATTCCAGATCCGCCGGATATTGGAGTTTGAAATGCAAGGTCGTTTCCGCCGCCACCTCCAGTGTTAATGCTACCACTTTGAGCAACTGTAAACGAACCTCCTGAACTTCTAAAGTCACTTGCTCCATCGCCGCCGCCGCCTGTCCCTCCTAATCCCTTAGTAAAGTTTACTCCATCATACCAATATCCTCCCCCACCGCCTGCTCTAACAACATTATCGGTTGCAGCGCATGCTAGCCCTGCACCTCCACCACCTCCACCTGTTCCGTTTGCAAAAATTCCAGCAGATCCAGCTCCGCCCCCGCCGCCGCTATGTACGTTAGTTGAAGCTCCAGCACCGTTGTTGCCTTGCCCAGCAGTTCCAAGTCCGCCAGTTGTTCCGTTGGCTCCTCCACCAGATCCGCCATTCTGAACACTTCCTCCTCCACCTAACGCAACAACATTTAAGCCGTAGCCATTATATAGAGTAGTTTTAGATCCATTTTGGCCTACAAGGTTACGAGAAATTGCAGCTCCTCCGGCTCCTACAACTACAGTTGCTAATCTATCTATTACAACAGATGTTGCTTCCAGCAAACCGCCAGCTCCGCCAGCACCATAACCAAAGGCTTGTCCAATTTGTCCACTTCCGCCTGCGCCACCTCCGCCAATTACAGTGTAATTTACAGTTAAACTTCCAGATCCAATTCTGAAGTTTCTAAACGGCCTAGATGAAACGGCTGAAAATGTACTTAAAAGTGCCATATTACGCAAAGCTCGATAAACTACCAAGCACGCTAAACACGTTATCTGCTGTTTTTACAATAGTAAAAGACCAAGCATCTATTGAGTTTGATGAGGCAACTGGCAGTGCTGCATTTAGCCATCTAAGCGTTCTGTTTGCCGTTGATCCATCAATCGTAAAGCTGGTATTTCCTATTAGTCCAAACCCGGTTGTTCCTGTAGTATTCAAGAACACTATCGTCACTGACTGCCCTACAGCCAAAAATGAGTTTAGTGTAGTAGTTGAATTCCCGCGTACATTTAAAGGAAATGCCGCTGTTGCATTTAGCGTATAATACAACACGCCTTGAGTTGATGCATCGAACTGAATTGTGGTTGCGCTTGCAGCCGTTGCACTTGTGGTAATTGTTTCTTTAAGCGCAGACACTACAGTTACACCTCCACCGCCAGAAGCAGCAACATTTGAAACTGCTGTAATTCTACCTTTTGCGTCAACGGTAAGTGCGGCAATTTGAGTAGAGCTTCCGTATGATCCGGCAGTTGCGCCGGAGGCTGGCAAAGCAGCGGATGAAATTGACGAAAGTTGCGCGGATGTTAATCCTGCTCCAACCTGTGCAGCAGACAAGCCAGTAATCTGCGCTGATGTAATTCCAGCTCCAATTTGCGAAGCAGATAATCCAGTTACTTGAGCAGAAGTAATCCCAGTACCAACACGAGCAGATGCTAGAGTGCCTGTCGTAATGTTTGAGGCATTTGTTGTGTCAGTTGTTGCTGACGCTGCTAAACCACTTATTTTTGAAGTTGGAAGCGTATTGATTTGATCTGAAGTAATCCCGGCTCCTACTTGAGCGGCAGACAAACCTGTTATTTGCGCGGATGTTAGCCCTGCTAGAACTTGGCTTGCAGCAATAGACAAAACTTGTTCTGTCGCGCCAGTTAAAACGCCGTTTGAATTTACAGCAAATACTCCAACAGACCCTGCTGATCCATACGTTCCTGCGACTACTCCACTTGGAGAAAGCCCCGCAATTGTTGCGGTTTCCAAGTTGGTTACTCGCCCATAAGCATCTACCGTTATAACCGCTGACTGTGCGCTAGATCCTGCTGTAATTGCAGCAACGCCAGTAGTTGCAAGGTCAATTTGAAGCGCCCCAGAAAAGATTATCGGGCTGTTCGAAATAGCCAACGTGCTGGATGTGGCTCCTACAGAAGTCACAGTTCCGCCAGCGGTACTAGACACGCCTACGCTTGTTGCGCCTGTGATGCGGCCAAAAGCATCTACGCTAATGATTGGAATTGTAGAGTTGCTGCCGTAAACATCCGATATAACACCAGAAGTCTGAAGCGCAATCGTGCGGCTTGTGTCAATTGTTCCGCCGCCAGTTAGCCCACTGCCAGAGTTAATGCTGATTGCATTAAGTTGAGCTGTAGTCAACGCTCTAACCTGTGCGCTGTTTTGAAGCGCAGCCAACTGCGCAGTGTTAGCAATGCCAGAAATTTGAGTGGTCGTAGCAAAACCAGAAGCTGCGCTAGTTGCTATTGCTCCAATGCTATCCGGTGTAATTGCAGCGATTTGTGTGGATGCTAACGCCAAAACTTGTGCGCTATTCTGAAAAGCAGCAGACGTGGTCAACAATGTGTACGCAGACAACTGCGCAGTCACAAGAGCGGGCACATTTGCAGACGTAACACCACCGAGATTGGACAGCGCGGCAACGGCTGTAGTTGCCCCGGTTCCTCCTCCTAAAATAGCCAGTGGAGAAGCAGAGGTTAGAGCAGGCTGTGCGTTAAGTGCCGCTAAAGCAGCCGTCGCGCTGCTTGATCCAGTGCCGCCACTAGCCACAGGCACAACAGGCAACCGAGCAGTACCTAGCGTTCCACTAGTAAGCTCTGCTGCATTGAGTGTCTTTACCTGCGATACATCGCATTTTTTAGTAGTCCCACTCTGAACAAGAACAAGCGTATCGGTGAGCGCAACCGTTGACGCTGAAGTTAAATCTGTGATTCTAGGCATAATTAACTCGTGGTAATGCGATAACTAAACTCATTATTAAGGTAGTCCCCTGCTTCAGTCAATATCTGATATTCAGTAACAGGAGGAGTTGGCGGAACATACGCTTGCTTGCGAAACTTAAATGTCTCTTTGTCTCCTTTAATTCCAATCCGCGCAACAATCTTTGCGCCTGGAGCTGCTGGCGTACCGTTCTTCTTGATAAGAAATTTTCCAATCATACTTAGTATGTGTAGGCCATGTTCATTTTCTGAACTTGTCCTTGCTGGCGAATCAAGACATCAATCTGCTGTTGAACTGCCATCTCGGCAATCTGATCAAAGACAACAGCCTCATCAGTTCTTCCTTCTGACTTCAGGAAGTCTGAGCTAACTCCGTTTACCAAAAAATCTTTAAATCTGTACGGAATTGCAACAACTTCCCAATATTGGTTAGGTGGATCTGCTGGAGCAACTGAACTTGAAGCTACCACAGAGTTCCAGAAATTGGCCTTAGTCCCGCGTCCTGCATTTGTTGGCTCGTATGCTGAAGACAACTGAAGCGTGTCGTAATACACTTGCGAGCCAACCGCGTATGCAGTGGCGTTTTCAAACTGGTTGCCAGTCAACCTTGGAGCATCGAGCCTATACTGTATGTGCTTTTCTCCGTTCTGCAAAAAGCGAAGGTAGGTAACATCTACAGTCTTTGTGGTGGCCGGAATATCATCTATATCCTCCACTGTAAAATCTACAGGCACAACTCGTGTCGTTAATCGCGGATCCCGCTGCCATGCTGCAAGTCCCTGTAAAGATCCAGTTGGCATTTGAACAAGCCGCTGTGGATTCTTGTCAAACAACACAGTAGTTGTCAGATTTCCGTTAGGGCCTTGATAGGTCGGAAAAGTAATAGACGACTCGTAAGGCAAGTTGATCGTAATATCCGAGATGTACGCACCGTTTGAGTCCGTGGCTGACGTATAAGTGAACGTGTACTTTCTATCAGAAAGACTTACAAGCTCGCTATTGTAACTGTAATAAAACGGATTCTCAAACGCCACTTCCGTTTGCGTGATAGTTCCAAGCCTGTAGGCATCTTCAAAGAAATCAGCCAAGTAAACCCTTGGAAAGTTGGAATCCAAAGTCAACTTTAGTCCGATTGTATTTTCTTCAAATTGCTGGAAAAGAGGCAGCAGATCTTGAGTTGTTAAATCCAGCAAAGACTCTGTCTGCAAAACAGGCGGATTGACAAATGCAGCGGCACTAACTGGGTTGCCCGTGAATGTCTTAATGAACCTGTTGATGTCAGGCCATTCTTCGCGATCCCATATTGTTCCTATTCTACGGGACGTAAAGTCACGAATAGAAGCAAAACTCTTGTCATTTAGCGTCGATCTGTCCAACCCAATGAGTTGGCAAACTTCAGACAAGATGTCGCTAAATGGAACAGCTTTCATGCGTAAACAGTGCGGGATCTTACGTTAGTGGATGGAACCCAACCTACACTAATTTCTTTTGTACCGCCAGAGTTAACTTTGCACTGAGGATTATCTCTCCAAAATTCAGCAAGAAACTTTTCGTCATCCCAACATTGATACCCGAGCTTATGCCCCCAGAAGTGGTACGCTTGTCCGGGAATGCTGCCAACTTTTTGCCCAATCCCGTCAATCGACTTGTGGCGCATCTTTGTAAACTTGGCAGAGTTCTTGGAGTCAATCTCAGCTTGAATACGGTTCATCTGCCAGCCGCGCCGAAACTCGGCTTCCATTGCGGGAATTAAGCTAGGGTCAATATCAATCATAAAATTGTCTCTGTCTCTCCAGAGTGTCACGCCTAGCGGGCTTCCGGCGTTCGATCCGTCCTAGTATACTGCGGGAACGGGCACACAGTCAGCAATCAAGCCTACGAGCTGAAGTCAAACTTGCCAAGACCCAATGGGTTCCCGACAACAAGACCGCAGACGGCTTCTACGACGCGAGCAGGACCGCCACCGAAGTCAGGCAGCGACTGGACAGCGGCGACGTTTCCGCCGTAACGAACTTCGATCAAGTCCATGTTCAGGACAAGACCTTTGTACGGGGTAACCGTCCATGCGCCACCAGCAATAGTCCCGAGAAACACCGTGGGGTGCAATTTTACAGTGCCAAAGTCACCTTGAAACACATCGACCGACTGAACATACGTTTCAGCCGCAGCGTCGCGTTGGAAGGTCTGCACTTTGGTTGCGCCAGCGCCAAGAACTCCAGCAGTGGAAGTCGTGGTCAACTGAGTTGTCCCAAGCAGGCTGGTGAATGCACGCTTCAGATCGGTGCCAACAATGGCGTCGAACGAGCGGTACTGGCCAGTCTGATCGTAGATGCTCTTAAGCATTCCCTGCACAGCAACGTCGGTCAATGCGCTGGATGCACCAGTCAAGATCGAGGTTGAAGGAGTGCGAAACTGTGAAGGAACATCGCCGGGAGTAGGGGTGCCCGTACCAGCGGTGCTAATCCATGTCTGAATCCCTGCCGTGAGGTAAGGAACAGATCCGTTGTCCTGCTGTGCAGTCTGGTTCGAGCAGAGAGTCGTCTCAATCGAACGCTTGCACTGAAGGATGGACTTGCTGACGTTGTATGCCAACTCATCACGCACACCGGCCACCTGGGCGATGTCAGTGGAGAGCTTGGATACACGAACAGCAGGCATACGAAACACCTGAGCGTAGTTTGCTAGCTCGGCGCGGTAGCCCACATCCCAGTTGGTGTAGGTGCTGACGTCCGTGCCGTCAACAGTTCCACCCACTTGAGGAGCAGGATTGCTATCAGCCTGCCAGCGGAAAAACATATTTCCGGGCTTGCTGCCTTTACGAGCCATAGAAGTGAACGGCGTGTCTTTTGCATCGACAAGCGCAATCATGTCCATGAGGTCTTCGCGTTTACCGCGACCGCTAAGATTAGGTTCAGTTAGAAGTGCCATAATACTAAATAGGTTGAGTTAGGTTACTGAGTTAAATTGGGGCTTACACAAACCCCATTGCTTTTACTAGGTCACTCAATCCATCTCTGCTTGAAGTATCCTTAAGAAAGGACTTTTGTGCGCGAGAAGAGTCATCTTTATCAACTTTAGGAGGAGCTTTGACGCTTGGCTGTGCTGGTGCTCGCTTAATTGGTGCGACTTTGGCCTTTCCAGAATCTCGTTCTGCAAATACCTTTAGTCCTTCAATCAATGCAGCAACCAGATGCATGTGATCCGGGCGGCGTTTTACTTCAGGGAAATCACGCAATACTTGCTGTGCTACCCTGTATTCTTCGCTTTCCGGCTTACGCATCCAAGGATGTTTAGCTGTCAGCACTGGTTCAATTTGAGACTTTTGGTTCAAATATTGAAGCCTAGCTGGCAACTCAATTTCCTTTCTACGTCTAGCCAGTTTTCTCATGTCGCGAACCTGATGGTTGTCTAATTCAACCTGATTACCTTGCGGATCAGTAATTACACCGCCATCTGGATTATCTTCGCACCAATCCAACACATATAATGCTCGCTGATATTCAGCATTTACTTCCTGAACGGAACTAAGCGCCTCAATAGCGTCAGATACGGTTGGCGCACTGGTTTGCGGAACAGACTTTAATGCCTGCAGCTCGCGCTCCATTTGCGCTAATCTGGATTCTCTCTCTTCAAGTTGTGCCTGAGCGGCCTTTTTCGCAGCAACTAATTTGTTGATGCGCTTCTGTACGCCTCGGCTCAAAGAACTCTCTTCAGGCTCACCTTCTTCATCGGTGGACTGATCGGCTTCCGCTTCAGCTTCCACTTCCGAGTCCGTAATTGGCTCTTGAGTTTCTACTTCAGGTTCTGCCTGCTCCTCTTTGGCTGGAGCCGCCTCCTCCTCGTTTAGGAAATTGGATTTAACAAAATCAGCCAGGCTGTTTTCATCAAGTCTTCCGAGGTTATTTGCAACGGGTGTACTGTCTGCCTCCTGACTCCCGGCGTCAGGCTGTGAGTTTGTGTTATTCATGCTATAACGGTAGCAAGCCCTTTATTTAATCAATCCAGTAACGCTGGAAGGCCCGTTAGTGGCTTTATGCCAAATCTTCTTCAGGAGTCAAGCCATTTAATTCTCTTGCTTGTCTTCTTAATTCAATAAGTGCGCTTAAAACTAAATTAATCCCATCAGCTTGCCCTGCTGTATGTATTCTATCTTCTCCTTTGCAGTCTTTACTTATAGCAAGCATCCAATGCTGCTCTTGTAGCTGCTCAATAAGTTGGCAGATTTCTGACCAAATAATGTTTTTCCCTGAAAAGCCAAAAGCGTTCTTTTGATTATCCGTCATATTACTGTTGCGCCTGTTGAGCCACTGGAGTTACGCCAATCCGGCCAATCTGCGCGTTTTGCTGTTGCATAACAGACATCTGAAGGCTCTTAACATAATTCTCAAACAGCGCCTTAAAGTTTTGATCTTGTTGAAGAGCGGCTTGAGCCTTTGGATTAGCCTGCATAATCTGTTGTGCGTACTGCAACTTAGTCTGTGCCGTAGGATCGTTCTCTTGATACAGCGCCTCATTACCAAGCAGCATGTTGCCAATGTCAGACTGCACGTCTTTAAACATCTGCTTGCTTGCATCCTGCGGATTAAGGATCAAGTCTTTTGCTACCTCTGGAGCAATAGCCTGAATCATCATCTCGGTAAGCTTGTTTCTGTTTAACACTCCACCAGTATCGAGTTGAGCAACTTTAGTAAGGAAATCAATTTTCTGTGCAATGTAGTCCTTGTCTAAATCCATCACGTCAAACTTGACCGTAAGATCAAACTCGTTATGGATTTCAGACAGGCTTTGCGGCAACTGTCCACCAGTGATGCGTTGTATTTCAGCAGGCGACATGTACTGACAGCACAGGCTGAACATCTGCCTAAATATGGTCCGCCAAGTTAACAGCCAAGTGTTAACAATCATCTGCTGAGTAAGCTGCGTCTTACGCGGATCTGCCCCTGGATTGATTGTTCCAAAGTAAGACGCATGACTGGCTTCAACTCGATTAATCAAGTTAAACGCCACACCAGGCTCGCGGGCCGGTGGTTCCATGAACGAATAATCGCTCTGATTTACAACCGGCAAAGATACTCCGGGGCCAATTCGGTTGATGGCTCCAATTCGTTTAACAACTTTGATGGGAGGAAGAGTCGCGAAGGCAGTATAATCCCGGATGGAATCGTGCTGCGCTTTAACTTCATCTTGGTCCGTGTGAGCAAGCTCAGGGACGCCGCGAGTATCAATAATGGCACGGCGAATGCACTCACGACGGAACTCCACAAACGGATACTCTCCGTGCGCGTAATCGAGTCTTTCATGGATAGCGTAAGAGATTTGTTCTTTACGGTGATCAACGGCTGCCTGTGGACAAATGACAGTGTAGTAGATACACGGAGCCTTGCCATCCAAGCTCTTGGTGTAACAGTACACGATCTCAATCATGTTCTGATAGTTGATGCCGTTGTACACCAATAGCTCCGTGCTAGGCAGGATGTTTGTGTTGTACATCGTGCTGCTTTTGCCAGCCATCTGCACAGCCAACTCTACCCAGTCTGCGTTCCAGCCTTCAGTAGTAATCTTTTCGCGAATCTCCACTTCAGACATCCACGTCCGGCGGAAGATTACGCGGGCTCGCTGTAAGTCTGCTGTCTCAGGCGGAACAAGAACTTCATCCCAAGGCTTAAGAGCAATAATCTCAGGAAGGTTTTTGCTAACGTATTCTTCATCTCTAGTCGTAGCTCCAGTTTCGGCCAATTCCTTGACCATTCGCTTTGCGTCAGTGGCAGTTAAATTCGGGATAGTTGCTTCAAGAATAGCCGCAGCCTCATCAGACTGCTGCATGATCAAATCCGGCAACTGCATAAGCGTTGGACTTTGCGACTGCTGCGCCAAAGCCATAATCTCATTCATCGTCACCGGCTGGTCGCGCTTACTGATGTTCTGTCTCCAGCCAATAAAGAACGCAGACCAGCCGTATTGGAAAGCGTACTGAGCGCCAAGTTCAGCTTCACGGCGAAGCTCTAGCGGCATCTTGCTATCGCGAATCCAATGAAGCAACGTAGTAGCAATGCCACTAATCGTCATGTCATTCATGTCGATTCCACTTGTGCGAATCGTAGCCCGCTCAAACGCAGTCACCATCAGCGCAGACAACTCGTTGCAGGTAGAGTCGATCAGCCGGTTGCGAACGTCGCTGGCTCCTTCAAACGGCCAGGCTGGGTCACCTTCGTTACGTAAATTGCTATGCTTTTTCCCGTCTTCACTTTGTCCAGCCCACCGAGCAAAACGCACATCATCGAACTTCGTCGTCAGGTTACCCTGCGTCGAGTTAATCATTGCACGATTGTACTCACTCAACAGATCCCCAACGTCAGGGACGGCTGTTGCAATAGCTAAAGGATCTGAAGAAGCTGAATACATAGACAATTAAACTTTTAATAGGAACCGCACTTAGCCATTTGCTTAACTTGCTTTTCCCATTGTTCGCCTCCAAAATATTGTGGCTGCATTACCACCATATACCCTAAGGCGTCAATTGGATCTTTACTAGCACCTTTTTGTCCGTCTTGTCCAGACCATTCCTTTAAACTGTATATTAAGTTCTGACAAGACTCGTGAACCATTAATTTTGGGTGGTTTACACCCATTACCATTGGTTTTTCTCTATCCCACGACAAAAGATCATTGATAATCATTACACGCTCCTCAATTGGTAAGGCTGCTGAAGGCGTAAACATAAGCGGATTATCAGCCTGATAAAGTAAGTCTAGCACAGTAACGCCGCCATCCTTGGTGATCGTCTCAGTGCCAGCCGTCCTAGGGTCAATCCAGCGGTCCACGATCATCTCACGCTTGTCTCCGGCAGTCTCAAGGCTCCAGATAAGCTCGGTATACTCGTTCACTCCACGGCCTGCACCAGCCTTCTGTGCCGGGCCAGCTCGACCGTCGGGCTTATCACTTGGCAACGCCCATTCACCGTAGCTTTGGTCCGGCCACTCACGGTAGATCCATAGTATACCGTGCTTATCTACTCTACCCCAAAGCATAAACCAGTTGCGCGCACCGGCAGGATCAACCGCCATGTAGTTACTTCCGTCAGGAATAATCTCTTCCGCGTCACCTTTCCATAGGTTATGGTCACCAAACATGGGAAACTCGGAACCGGCTGTCTGATCAGCCCAACCATAAGCGCGAATCTTAATGTCATGGCTGGAACGGCCAGACAACTCCTGCTTCATGCGCTCCCAGTTGTTATACGGGTTAAGCTCGGTGTGATACCAGATACAGGCGTGTCTACCGTACAGGTTCTCCGCTTGGTAGGGCATTTCACCCTTAGGGACCGTTAGAACATTGTTATTGGGTAACAATGGAGATTTGCGGGTAGCCGTAACTTTGGCACTGTTGATGTACTCCTTCACGACCTGGGTGTACCCTTGCACTGGGGTGAAGGTGACGATCAGCTTACCTGACCGGGTAACCAGACGGTAGCGCAGGGTGTCGAGCCAGTTCTGCGGGACAAGTTCATCGCACCAGACGTAGTCTACCTCGCCACCTTCGACGACCTTGATGTCCTGGGCGTAGTTAAGGAACCAGATCTGGTTGCCCATGTACACCGCAGTATTGTCGCTGAACCCGTTCTTCTGGCTAAAGCTGATCTGCGTATGGTTGGTGCGCTTGATATTGCGAATCTCCGGCGGCAGGTACTTGTAGAAGACGTTCTGCTGGGCAGACACACTTGTCATGTGGTTAGTGTGAAAGCACCAGATACGGACGTTGCGCTTGGTGTAGCGTTCCTTTACCCAAGACGGCGCTTGGCCGTTGAGATCTGTCCCCACAAAAGCCTGTGCCATACGTTTGGCTGCGTACTCAGTCTTGCCTGACCGGTTCCCACCAAGGACGACGATCTCGTTAAAGCGATCGAGCAGCTTGTCCGCATCGGGCCAGTGCGGCAGCTCGTGGCCATAGCGCATAGGATCGTTCTGCTCAGCCTTAATCTTGTTCTCGCGCATGAGAAACAAATCGAGCACCTTCTCCGGGCCAATGTTCTCGATCATCTCCAGGCGCTGCCGCTTATTAGGCGCTGGCAACGTCGGATGTTCCTCCAGCTTATAGGCTAAAACTTTCTCGATAATTTCCTGTTTTTCTTCATTCATAGTGTTGACTTTCCCTGAAGATGCTCTAGATTCTCAGTGTCGTCAAATAACGACCGTGTACCTTCTGCGCAACCTGAAACACCGGACGCACGAGCGACTAAATGGTTCCAGCTATTCCTCTTGAG